TTTTTTTTTTTTTTATTTTTTTTTTTTTTTTTTTTTTTTTTTTTTTTTTTTTTTTTTTTTATTTTTTTTTTTTTTTTTTTTTTTTTATTTCTTCCTTAATTTTAGATAGTTGATCTGTCAATATTTCATTTTTTTTAAAAATATTTTTATATTTTTTTTCTAATTCATGATAATTATCAGCTATTTTTTTTAATTTATTTATTTCTTTTTGTAATTGTTCTATTTCAGTTGTCTTATTTTTTTCTTCAGATAAAAGTTCTTGAGTAACTTCTTTTTTTATTTCTTCTTTAACTTCTTCTTCTGATAGTTTTTCAAAAAATATAGAACCTGCTATTTGTACAGACCAAGATAATTGTCCATTTGATAAGGTTATAAATCTACCTTGAGGATCTATTTTTGTTAATAAACCTCCTAATCTAAATAATTTTTCTTTATTTTTAGTAGTAAAATATCTAATATGTGTTCCTATAGGAACATTCATAATATTTGATACTTGCTTATAATCTTTTAATTTATTTTTAATATCTTGTTTTGATAATAATTCTTGGTGAGTTTTAGTAGGTCTCACATATTGTTTTATCATATATATATTATAATATTAGATAAAATCTTTATATAAAGAGATTTATATTTTGATATATAAATGAGTAATTTAATATGGTTTTCTAAATATAATATAATCAATAATAATATTGAATTAAAAGCGAATATACAACATCATATTGACAAATTAAATAATGATAATATTAAAAATCATACAGAACAAAAAATCATAGATTTGGAAGATAATTATAATATAAAAATGAATGAATACAAAGATATGGCTAATAATATTGATAGTTTTATTAAATCAATTACTAATGAACAAAGTTTAATAATATTACAAAAAGAATTAGAAATTATTAAAATTTTAACTAGATATACTCTTCAAAATAAAATTATAAATCTAGATTTTTATATACCTTGTTTAAATTTATTATTAGAACTTAGTGATACACTTAGAATAAGATTAAATCAAAAAGAAATAATTTATAATAAAAATAATAATAATAATTTAACTAGATGTTCATATAAATTTTGTACATATCAAGAAAATTGTAATTTTAATTATAATTTTACATCAAAAAAGATATGTTATCAAGATCATTATGTTCATAATATGGTTTCATTAGATATTAAATTATTATTAGATTATATAAATAATATAAATACTGATGGTATTACTATTCCTCATAATAAAGAAATATTAAAAACTATTAATACTTTAAGTTATGTAATTAGTCACATGGAAACAGAACTCAGAACTAAATGTTTATACTTGCCTGAAAATGAATGGGAAAAATATCATTATATCAAAAATAAATAAATTTAAAAAAAATATATATCCAGAAAAATTATATATATATATATATATATATATATATATATATAATGAACCATATACAAATATTTTTAGATTTACTGACAAAACCTGAAAGTATGATTAAAGATTATAATAAATTAATTAATATTATGGATATCTTTAAACAAAATATTATGAAACTTTATAATAAATTTGATATAAAACACAGAAATAGTATAAATTTTTATATGATAAATATATTATCAAATAAATTTCCTAAATTAGATATAAGAAGTAATGAATTTGTTAAAATGTTAATAAATCCATCTAAATATTATCATGATAAAAAAATATTATATAATAATTCATTATATTTGTTTCATGCATATTCAGAATTATTAAAAATATATGATATATTATATTCACCAAAATTGGACTTAAAACCGCCAAAGCCATTAGAATTAAAATCAGATAATATAGTACGAGAAAAACCACCTGTATCAATCATAATAAAAGAAAAATCAGATACTAATTTTGGTCATGAAAAATTAATACTACTTACTAACATTGTTTTCCCAGATAGAGATGAGGACAGACTTGATACATTAAATACTATTATAGAAAGGTTAGGTGATGGTTCTTCATATGATTTAGACAAAGATTGTGCACATGGTAATATTTTTCATAAGCAACACTACATATCAGAAGCTTTAAATGATGATTCAAGAGGGCTGAGAATAGATATCTGTCCAAATGACAAACAATATTTTGAATTATATCGTTATTCTATTAGTACTTTTAATTTTCAGCCGCCGAGAAGTAATGATAAACCAACTTTATCAATGAGTTTATTTATACCAAATGATAAAAAAGAAGAACTAAATATTAATCATGAATGGTATAAAAAATATTTTATTAATCAGATTACACATTGTGCATTATTTACATATTATCAATACCATAGTAATTATAGAATATATTTTGATAAATATTTACTTGATTATTTAGAATCAATTGAAGATGATAAAAAATTATTTAATTTATCCTTGATTAATGAATTAAATTATAATGATTATGAGAGTAATGATGACGTTAAAAATGCACATACACATTTAAAAAATTTTATGTTATATTTAAAAAATATAGAAAATGAACAATATAATAATGCATTAGAAAGATTTTTAAGTGTATATGATATTGCTTGTAGATTTTATAATAATAATATAACTGATCGAACAGGAGATTTTTTTGTTTACAAATTTAAAGGTCCATTTATTGAAAATTATGGAACGCATCGTGAAGGTCATATAACAAATGGTTATTTAGGACAAGTGATAAGATTTATTTCTATGCGTCAAGTAAACTATCAATATGTAGATAAGACTATACAAAGACCTAAACATTTAATATTTAGAGATTCACATACTAATTGTATTGGGTATAATGATAATGAATGGATAAAATCATTCCATCAATTAGTTAATGAAACAACTGAAATTTATTTATTACCACTAAATGAATTGGGATATACTAAGTGTTGGCATAATTTAGTTAAACATAAATATTTGGATAAAATAGAATCAAAATCAGTAATAGCAGGACATATACAAATGATAAATTCTAATAATACAAATTACTGGATTAATAATGAAATATACTTCCAATCTATAGGATTAGCATTTATGATAAATGGAAATAAATTGATATTAAAAAATCATAGACCTTATCAACTTTATGGAAAAAATATATTGAAAGATTATGAATATGGTATAGAAGAATATATATTTGATTTCTTTTTCAATATGCCTCATTTTTTATCAAAATCAATATATTTAAATTATAGATTTTCACAGCAAGCAAATTTATATGATAATAGACATATAATATTAAATAGTGATGGAACAATAGATGAAGAATTAATTAGACAAAATTTAGGTACTGTACTTGGTAAAACTACTGCGTTATTATTTAATTATGTATATGATAAACTATCAGAATATTTTACTTTATTTAATTTAATTAATGAAATTGAAAATATCCGAAACATAAAAAAATCTAATCTTTATGACCATATGGCAGCAAATAATGAAGAATTTAATATTTTAAATTTATTAATTAGTATTTATCCTTCTAAATATCAAATAGTTAATACTATTTTTAATAATAAAGATAATAAATTATTATTTACATCATTAATGAATAAATTATATTTTAAAGAAAAAATTATGAGTATATTAGATTTACATAATTTAGATTTAACTTATTATAATCTGAATACATTAAATATAAATTGTAGTCATACAGTTTTTAATTCACCTATTGAATCTTTTCAAAATTCATATCTTTATGGTAAAGACATTTTACAATGTCATTCTGGTGATTATTATTCTGGTTTTTATGATGTAAGACCACCTAATGTTAATATAGGAATATTAAGAACGCCTAATGATATAAAAAATGTTTTTGAAACCATTCAAGGAAATAAATATAGTGCAAAGTTAGAAATTAGTGCCTATGCAAAGGGTAAAATCGATAACTGGGCAAAAAATGTAGATGTTACTAATAATGGAAAAATTAAGTATAACTTAGAATATCTAATATTAAGTTTCAATTCTAAAACTATAGCGCGTACTGAGAATAGTTTAGATTTATTCTCTCCGGTAGATAAGAAACTCATAATGTGTATGCTAATATGGAAAGCTCTCTTATATAAAGGTTATAATATACCTGGCGAGTGGGTTCAAAACAATAGTTATACATACACTATCACCTCTGACATATATAGAAAATTTAACAATATTGCCAAAGAATTAGCATCTATAGACGAATGGGATAAATTCGCAATATTTGTATTAGATACAGATCCTGAATTAGATATTAGACCAGAAAGCATTAAAGAAATTGTAAAAGATATTATTGGTTCAAAAAAATTTATTAATTATGAAATTCCAAATGAATTAAAAGTTCCTATATTAGAAGGTGGTACTAATATTAATATTTTTACAGATATATTTAATAAAATTAATATAATATATGAATCATCAATATTATATGACAAATATTTAAAATATAAACAAAAATATTTTAAATTAAAACATTAATAATATTTTTATAAATTTTAATTGTTTCAATAAATCACAATACTTAATTATTTTTATGAAAAATATCAAAAATTTCATAAAAAATAAAAAAGAATATTCATATTCTTTTTTTATGCGTATTTTACCATATTCATTTTATAAAGTTTATTTAAGGTGTTGTTAATGTTGTCTGATATAATAATTGTTGATGATAAATTAATTAAAAAATATATAAATTATTTCATCAAATACACCTATTTATTATGAAAATTATTAAAAATTTCATAATAAATGAAAAATTATGAATATTTTTTATTTATCTAAATAATTAGTTTAAAAATGATTATTAATACTTAATTGAAACAACGAGAAATAAATCTTCGATTTATTTCTCGGCGAAACATTGATTACATATTTATTGGAATATTTCTATTATTATAATTTAATATTTTATAAAATAATAAAAATACATAAATTATATTATTATACAAATTCTTATTTGGTATTATATTTTTTATAGAATTTATAATATCAACTATAGATTTAGATAATGATGTAAAATATAATGAATTCATACTATTAATAGAAAAGTCTGAAGAAATAATAGTATATGGCGATACCATTAATAATACAATATTTTTAATTAATAAATCTATATTTGTTATTTGGTCTAATTTTTTCATTGTATCTATTATAATTTTTTTATCATCTTGAGAAAATTTATTATTATAAAAATCAAATAAATTTCTAATAAAAATATCATGCTCTATATAATTTTTTGGTCCATTAGGAATTATATATATTAAATTGGATATAAAAATATTAAAATATTTTAAAATTAATTTATAATCATTATTAGATAACATATCATTTAAATCTTTACTGTTCACTTTTAAATCTAATTTTTTTACAAATGAATTATAATTAGATTTATTATTTTTAATTTTATTTATTATGGATTTGTATAATACACAGTCTTTATTATTATCATAAGATGCGCCTAAGCAATTAATATTATTAGAACATTTATTAACACATTTGATAATATTATCTTCTTTTGTATTAGATAAAATTTGTCCTCTAAAACTATTATTATCCATATTCATTGGTTGTGTATAAGTTTGTAATTTTTTTAATGTAACAGCATTATTAAGTGAAGTTAATTTTGAAGGATCTATTGAATTATTTTTTAAATAACACTTATTATTTACGCCATCTTTAATATATGTAACACCTTCACATTCACTAATTGCATCACATAAATTCATACATTCAATATCATTTAAATTAAATGGTTTATTTTGCAAATTATTATTTGGATAATTTTTATTAGTATAATTATTATATTTTTTTATATAACTTTTTGTTCTATTTTCTATTATTCCATCTTCAACCATTTTATTTTTTAACACACATTTATTATTTGAATATGATACACCTGCGCAATTATTATCATCGAAACATGTATCTAGACATGTATTTAAATCAGTATTATCAGTTCTTATTTCATTACCTGAAAATAACATATTATTATTAATATATCTATAATCTTGAACTCTGTTAGGATTAGTTGGATTATTAGTTGGTATTTCAGTTACATTAGGAATTATTGGGTTTGTCATTGTTTGACCCGTATTATTCGGTGTTGTAATTGGTATATCAGTTATATTTGTTTCCTGTCCAATATTAGTATCCAAATGTTCTATAATATTTTTTTCATATTTAATAAAAGTGCCAGATATCGAATAATGCATTATATATATAATATAAGATAATTTAATTTAAATATTTTAAATTAAATTCTATTTTTAGGTTCAACATATTCAAGTTCTAAAAAATCGAATATTTCTTTTTCGGAATTTATCATTATTTTTTCATTATTTTTAATATTTACTAAACCGTATTCAGATAATTTATATCCTTTAGATTTTGCAATTCTTCTTAATTTTTTATTATGTTCAGCAGATCCTGTAAAATATAATAATGCTGGATAATATGAGTCGAAAGTTACAAATCTAATATCGATTCTTCTAATTGGATTATTTTTATATTTAAGAAATCCCATATATTTTGTTTTATAATTTTTGTCAGTCATATCATCTATTATTAATTTTTTATTATCATTTTCATTAATAGGATTTTTTAAAATATTAATAATTATTTGTAAATAATTATCAATTTCGTTTTCTTTTGATCCATATTTACTTATTAATATATCAATATCACCCGATACACTTTTATTTCTACGATAAGAACCACAAATTTCAAAAATTAATTTATTTTTATCATCATATTTATATTTTTTATTTAAATTATTAATAACATTATAAATAATATTTTTAATTTCATCAGTTTCAATACGCGGAATATTATCAAAAAATTTACCATAATATTTAATACCTAATAATACTTTTTCTGATACTTTAATTTCATTATTTTTAATTTTTTTTTTTGATCTTTGACAGATTTAACACCTTTATTATATAAATCTAAAGCTATTGATCTACCGACACCTACTATAGTTTCTAATTCTTCTATTATTTTATCCTTTTTTGCTGATATATATCTATAATTTTTTATTTCAGACAGTTTACCTTTTATAATAATTTCTTTTATTCTTTTAATTGTACCGCTTCCAATACCAGGTAATTTAAAATCTTTTGTAAAAGTATCTAATGTAAATTCATATGGATATTTTTTTATAACATATAATGCATTTTTTAATTGTTTTAATCTATAATAATCAGCTATTTGTTCTTTCTTTGTTTTAACTTTATCATATTCTTCTGTTAAAAAATGTATTAGTTTTTCAAATTCTTGGATTATTTTTTCATTCATATATATTATATATAAATGGAAATAATTTATAATATTTTAAAGATAGAAATATTAAATACATATAATGATTATTAATAAATATTTATCATTTTTACTTAATTCAGAATATAAAAAAATGGTTTATGATGATGAAAGTTTATGGTCAATATCATTACCAAATGATGCAGATTTAATAACATCAATAATTTCAAAAAGTGTAAATAATTATAAAATATTTGATGCAATGGCTGGTATTGGAGGAAATACTATAGGATTTGCTAAATATTTTAAAAATGTAGTAAGTGTAGAAATAAATTTAGATAGATTTGAATTATTAAAACAAAATGTAGAAATATATTGTAATAATACAAATGTAGAGTTAATAAATGATACTTGTATTAATTACCTTAATAATGATTATGATGTTTATTTTTTTGATCCTCCTTGGGGAGGTATAAATTATAAAAATAATAATAAATTAAGTTTTATGATAGATAATTATAAATTATCTGATTTAGTTAAACATATACGTAATATTAATAATGCAAAAATTTATTTTAAATTACCAAATAATTATAATTTTACAGAATTTGATATTTTTAAATATAAAAGATATTATATAAGAAATTATTCTATTATAATGATTAACTAATTTTTCTATGATAAAAAAGCATATATGCGTTATTAGTAATCAAATTATCTTCTGATAATTCTACTGGTTCAGAATCATCATTATATAAATACCATTTATTATTATTAAAATTTTTAATATATGAAATATAATGACCAATATTTATATTATTTTTAAGTAAAGATAGATGAATATTAATTCCTATTAAATCATATATATTATTATTATTAAATGGACTTGATTTATTAATATATTTAGAAATATCAAAATTATTAATTGGATAATTTATATTTTTAATTTTTTTTTCAAGATTATTATTAAAACATTTGATAGTTATTACTAAAATATCAGATGATTTCCATAAATTCATTATATTATCTTTTTTACATCTCATACCACAAAAATCACATGTTGATGTTCCTTCAATTTGATTTGTAAAATAGTAATCTAAACAATCATAAATAGATATTTCATTATTAGATGTTTCTGGTATTGCTACATCTAATGTAATAATTAATTCATATTTTATATTTATATTTCCACAAAAACCGCATTTTATATTGTTACATATTTGATTATTAAACATTGGTGTTAATTCTGAATACTCATTTGATTTAAACCATTGATCATATCCTAATAAATTAATAATATTTTCATATGAATTATTAGAAATATTATTTGTTACATTTAAATTATATATTTTAATATTTTTTAATGCAATATCTTCTTGTATAATATTTATTAAAAAATTAAAAAATTCACTAGAATCATGATGGTCAGGTTCTGCCCATCTATCATCTTTATTTGATATTGCTAATTTGAAACCATATGGTTTTATTTTTCTATTATTATTAGTTAAACTTAATTTTAATAAACCATATAATTGATATATAATTATTTTATTTAAAAATTCATCATTTTCTATTATATATTTCTTTTTTAATATATGTTCAATATTTAATATATAATTTGTGAATAATGATATATTTTGTAATATATGTAATATAGAGTTAATATAACAGGTATTGCCAATATTTGAATATCTACATAATTTCAAATTCATTGCCATAACGATACTATATAATAATAATTACTAATATCAATTTTTTAAATATTAAATAAAATATCTAATTAAATTTATGGATATCAAAAATATTATAAATATTAAAAATATTAATGATATTAATAAATATTCATTAGATAAACCAATATATAAAAACAACTATTTATTTCATTATTTAATAGAATTTAATAATTTAAATGCATTAAAATTGAAACGTTTTCCAATTCATATAGAAAATAATGATAGATTAAATGGATTCTTTTTAGCGGCTAAATATAATAATATAGATATTTTATTATATCTAATAAATAATTATCCTGAATATATTTATAATACTAATATAAATAATAATTTATTTACATATTATTTAGACCCTAAATATATAATAACAATATTAGATAAATATCCTAATTTAGATTGGGATAAATTATTATTAGATGCATCACATAATTCAGATATATTATTAAAAAAAATATTAACAAATACAAAATTTAAAAATTTAATTAGATTTTTAAAAAATTATAAATTAAAATTACACCGAGAACAATATTTATTATATTTATTTGATAATAAAAAATTAAAAAATAAATATATTATTAAATTATTAAATTATTTTACAGATAATGAAATTAATTTAAAATCTTCTAAAGGTGTTGGTTTATTATTATCGACAATTAGAAATAACAATTATGAAATATTTGATTATTTATTAAAAAGAAATATTGATTATGATTATTCTACATATATTACACAAAATACACCATTTAAAATTTCTGTAATAGTAGATATATTTAATAATAAAGAACTTTATAGTAAAATATTATTAGAAAAAAAAATTTTAACATTTGATTTTCATGATGATAATCTAAATAATATATTACATATTATATTATATATAAGAACAAATAGATCAATATCAAATATATATAATGACGTTAATAAAAGTAATGAATTTATAAATAATATCAATATAAATAGAAATATTGATATAAATATATTTAATAAAGCTACGAATGAAATGTGGAATCAAAATAATATTCATAAATTATCACCTTTAGAATTATTAACTGAATTAAATTATGATATATATTCATCTGTTATCATAAATAATAAAATATCTATATTATCGAATATTCGTGAAAAAATTAAAAAAAAAAAATTATTAGATTTAAGATGGTTAGAACTATATCTTAAAATGTCTGAATATACTGTAGATAATGATATTAATTTTAAAAATTATAAATATAGATATACATCATTATTTGACGCAAAATTTACTGATTTATGTTTATATTGTTTACATTTAGATAATAAATATAACGAACTTTATATTCCAAATATTAAATCTATACAATTACAAGATGTTGACTATAATAATAATATATTTGATTATAATAATATATTATTAAGTATTAATGAATTTCCTTGGATTATAACATATAATTCTGAAAATGACTATTTTATTCATCCTTATTTAAATAATTTGATAAATAGTATATCTAGTGATAAATTTAAATATGGAATTATTTTTATTTGTATAAGTGATGATTATGTTAGTCATGCTAATGTTTTAATTTATGATTTTATTAATAAAACAATAGAAAGATTTGAACCTTATGGTAATTATCCTTATAAAAATATTGATGATATTCTTGAAGAAGAATTAACATGGAATACAGAATTTACTTATATTAAACCTTCAGAATATTTACCATCTGCAGGATTTCAAACAATATCTAATGAAGAAAATAAATTAAATATGAAAAAAGGAGATATTGGTGGATATTGTTTAGCTTGGTGTTTATGGTATGTCGAAAGTAAATTAATAAATCCTAATATAAATTCAAAAATTTTAGTAATTAAACTAATTAATAAATTAAATAGTTTAAATATATCATTTAAAGAATATATAAGAAATTATTCCTATCAAATTTATAAAAAAATTATAAAATATATGAAAGATATACAAATAGATAAAACTGTTACCAATTCTTATTATTCTTTTAATAATAATATTAAATTATTACAATATTTTATAAATAAATTTAATAATTAAATATCATCAATATTATTCTCATCAAATGAATAATTTGAATCATTATCATTGATTGTATTTACTTTAATTTCACCAGTTGATTCAAGACGTTTAACATCTTTATCATCATATTTATGAATTATATAATATTTATCTTCTGCAGTAAATGTATTATCTTTTTGAATTAAAACTACTGATCCATTATCTAATTTTCTTTTCCTAGGACCTTTTATTAAAATGCCTCTTGCTTTGGCTACTGTTATCAGTCCTGAAGAAATTATTGTTACCTCAAATCTAGCATCTGATCCTACTGCTTTATTTATAATTGCATAATCTTCACCATCTTTCTCAGATTTCAATATAAATTCATTAAATTTTGATTGTCTATTCTGAATATGTTTTTTTTGATGTGTAGCCATTAAACTAATTACTTATTATATATATAATATATATTTCAATTTTTTAAAGTGTTTTATGCAGAACAATTTTCACAAGTATTTTTCAATAAATTTGGATCAATAGTAAATTTAATAGCATCCATTGCAGGTTTCGTTCTTAAATAATACATACCTGTTTTTAAACCATTTTTCCATCCCCAAAAATGAATTGAAGTTAATCTTTTATAATCTGGTTCGTCCATAAATATATTCATTGATTGTGTTTGATCAATAAATGGTGATCTTGCTAATGCAGATTTTAAAACCCATAATTGTTTTATTTCCCATATGGTTTTATATAAATTTTTAATATTAAGAGGAATATCAATTATTGGTTGTATAGATCCATTATTTGCTATTATTTTATTTTTCAGAGTTTCAGACCACAAATCAATAGCTATCAAGTCATTTACTAAATATTTATTTACAATTATAAAATCACCTGCATGAGTTTTTCTTGTATATATATTATTAGTAAAAAATTCAAAACATTCATTATTACCTAATATTTGACTTGTTGATGCTGTCGGCATCAATGCTGTTAATAAACTATTTCGAGTTCCATATTTAATGACTTTTTCTCTTAATTCATTCCATTTATCTTTATATAATGGTTCTTTATTCCACATATTAAATTGAAATACTCCTTGAGAATATGGCGAACCTTCAAATGTAGAATAACTTCCTAAGGTCGTACTATTTATATTTTTATTTAATTCATAAATATTAGGTTTTAAATTATGATATAATATATTTATAGTATCATCTTTTATTGTAAAAGTATTTTCATAAAATTCTGGAAAAATTATAGAATTATTATTCTTAAATTCTATTAATTTTTTCATACCACTATATCTATTTATAGCCATATCATTTGATGCTGTCATTGCAGCTAAATATATTGTTTCCATCATTTTAGCATTAAATGATATTGCATCTTCTGATTCAAATGGGATTTTCATTAGAACAAGCACATCAGCTAACCCTTGAATTCCTAATCCAATTGGTCTATGTCTCATATTTGAAAATTTTGTTTCAAATACTGGATAATAATTAATATCTATTACTTGATTAAGATTAGTTGTTGCTATATAAGCCGAGTCATATAATTTATCATAATCAAATGTACCAGCAATATAATTGAATAATTCAGTCCATCCTCCAATTACAGTATTATTAATAAATATTTGAGGATAAGTAATTCTAGTAGTATTTAATATTTTTAATAATTCTGTATGAGATACTTCATTATAATTTATTTCAGTATATATTATATTAAAATGTTGCATATATTTTTTTGCATATTCACAATATTTACATTTAGGTTTTGAATATATTATCCATTTATTATTACTATCATTAGTAAATGGTTTGATAAATGATCGTAATGATATGGATGCTAGATTACAAGTACCATATTCTTTATCATCAGAATATTGAACAATTTCATTACAATTACTACATAAAATTCCATTAAACATTCCTTTATTTTTAAGAGGATCTGTAAAACAGTATGTATTTACATTTTGAAATGATTTTTCAATAGATTCTACTTTTATGTTAACTATTGTTTGTGTATAATCTTGAATTTCTGATATTTTTGGTTTAAAACCAATCTTGATTAATTTATGCATATCTATAATTTCTAATTGATAATAATTTTGATTTTTCCTTTTATTATTTTTATACGTATGAATAATAGAATCTACACTTAATGTATGTAACATCAATCTAATTTCTAATAAAAATTCTTTATCTGATGAACATAAATTACCACAATCATAATAACCTTCAAACCATCTTAATCTATCATTAATGGATGTATCTCTAGGTATCATAAAACTAGAATTAAAATCTTTAGGTAATATAATTTCTATTCTATTTAATTTATCATTTTTCTTATAATCGATATAATTTATATATTTTAACAAGTCTTTTTTATTATTAGGTAAATATATTTTAGGATATTTTTTATTTTTAGAATAATCATGATACAATATACCAAAAATACAATAACAACCATGAGTATATGCATATTTTAAGTTAATTATATTTTTATATTCTATAGGTTCAGGAAGATCAAAATTAATTAAATTATCCCCTACTTTTAATTTTGATGCATCTATTTTTATTTCACTATTATTATATTTAATATAAAATTTATGTTCGGGTGTACAGTCTAAATATGAACCATTTGATAAATTTATTCTTATTAAATTTTTATTAATTCCCGTTTGTTTAATAATAACATTTGACCATTCAGTACCATTCCATATATTTACTCTTTTATCTTTCAAAGATAAAATAGAATGATATCCATTATCAGTCAAAATTTTTGTATTCTCATGTACACATAAATTAGAAGATTTAATAGTTCCAATATTTTTTTGATTACTTTTTTTATTTATTGAATCTTTATATGACATATATGGCATACCTGTTTCTATTTGTGATTCTAGAATAGTCATCCATATTTTTCTAGCTGGTATGACTTTTCTATATTTATTTTCTTTAACATACTTCCAATATAATTTTTCATATTCGTCACCATATACATCAGTTAGATTAGGGCAATCATCACTACTTAATAAATACCAATCACTATCATTTTCGACTTGTTTCATAAATAGATCAGAAATCCATAACGCTAAAAATAAATCTCTGGCGCGTTCAGTTTCAGCACCAAAATTTTTTCTTAATTCTAAAAAATCTAAAATATCAGGATGATGAGGTTCCAAATATATGGCAATAGAACCAGGTCTTTTGCCGCCTTGATCAATCCATCTTGCGATTTCATTAAATACTTTTAAAAATGGTACAAGACCATTTGATTTACCGCCTGTTCCTTTAATAATACTATTGTTTCCTCTAATATTAGATACATGAAGACCTATACCGCCAGCCCATTTAGAAATTTGAGCACAAGAATTCCAAGTTTTTGCTATATCATGTAAATCATCATTTGTTCCTAATAAAAAACAATTTTCACATACTAAACCTTCTACACTATATGAATGATCATCATCAATACCCAAAGTATAAACATATTCAGGTTTAAAGGATGTAAGTGAAATATTAATAACTCTTAAATAAGTTACATTATTTATAATTTTAGTATTTGGTATAATATTAAATATCTTTTTAATCCATGAAAAACAAAATTTATTATGATTATTAAAAGGATAATTTATACCATGATTTCTCAAGATATGATATAAAATATTATTTATTTTTTCATTTTTTCTATAATTAGAATTATTAGTAGATTTTAGGCCAATAATAAAATTATCAATTAAATTATTATTCCATAACATCATTCTTTCAAATAAATGTATACAATCATTATCAAAATAATAAGCAAATAATTTATTTATTGTTGGAGAAAAACATATTAAATCTAAAGTATTAAAATTATCATAAATTATTGGAATTAGATTGAAATAATTATAAATAATATTAATTATTTTTTCAATTATATTTGATACCTTTTTAGGAATTCTAAATATAATTCCTAAATTAAAGTTTATAAATGTTTCAAAATAAATACCAAATAGTTGAGCAATATTATCATCTATATATAATTTTGAATAAATAATACGTCTATTATATATATTTTGATATATGATATTCTCAATTTTAGTTATATTTCCTATAGATTGTTTATTTTTGATATCTAAATAATTAATATAATAATTATTTATATTATTTTTATAAATATAATTTTTAATTAATTCCATTAAATTTGAAGGCACTATATTAAAAATGTTTATAATCGAATTAATATTTATTTTATCTTTATTTATATGACCTTGATATGAAGGTAATGCTATATAATGATATTGTGTTAATTTATTAATAGGAACCCATTCAGGGTTATTATTTATAGATGTAATAGCCCAAAATCTATGATTTTCAGTAACAAATATAGGTTTAGAATTATAAACATTTAATAACATTATTTTTCTATCATTTAATAAATTTTTATGAATTTGTTTAACATAACTAACTCTACCTGTATGTGTTATAATTATATCATCAATTGCAACATCTTTAATTTTTTTAATTCCATTATTTATAGTAATAACCTCAGTACAATCAAGAAAACAACTAGATAATTGCATATTTTTAGTACCTGAATTAAATAAGGTAGGTGTTGCATGAATATAGTAACCTAATGATATATAATCATATGTTTTTTTAATCATTTCAAGATTTCCAAATTGTAATGTAATAGCAGTTCTCATAATCATATCTTGGGGACGTTCTATAATTACATCATTTAATTTTAATAAATATGCTTTTTCTAAAGTTTTAAATCCGAAATAATCACATAAATAATCACGATTATAATCAATCATTTTATCAAATATATCAGAATTTTTTCTAACATAATCTGACCATTCATTATTAATAATAGGTAATATATTTATTTTATCAGAAAATGAAGATAATGTTTTTTTATGTAAATTAGAAATTAATATTCTACCGCCCAAGTATGAATATAAAGGATTAGTAGTTGATAAATTTACACAAATTTCTGCTGATTGAATATCTAATTCTTCTGTTGTTATACCAGAATATATATTACTTACTACTTTTTGAGCCACTAATATTGGATCTAAATATAAACTTTCATCTATATTGGTATAATTTTCTAGTTCAATTGGATTAATTAATTTCTTTATTCTTTCAGTTATTTTATCAAAATGAATGGATTCTTTTATTCCATTTCTTTTAGTTACAAACGACATTATATACGTAATATTATGTAATAATTAATTTTTATATCAATTTTTTTATTAAAAAAATTGATATAAAAATATCGTAATAATTATAGATATTATTAGTAATGTCAAATCAAGAATATCTTTTAAATGAAGAAAATAATAGGTACACTGTATATCCTATTCAAAATAATGCCATATGGAACTCTTATAAAAAACAACAAGCTGCATTTTGGACAGCTGAAGAAATAGATTTTTCTAAAGATTATGAAGATTTTCAAAAATTGAATAAAAATGAACAACATTTTATTAAAATGATTTTAGCTTTTTTCTCATCTTCAGATACAATTGTTAATATTAATTTAGGTGAAAGATTTATAAATGATATTAAAATAAGAGAAGCAATTATAACATATACATGGCAAATGGCTATGGAATCTATACATAGTGAAACATATTCTTTACAAATAGATAATATTATTAAAGATCCTATAGAAAAAAATAAAATATTTAATTCATTAAAAGATTTTCCATTTGTAGCAGAAAAAGCTAATTGGGCTTTTAAATGGATTAAATCAGATGAATCTTTTGCAAAAAGATTAATAGCATTTGCTATAGTCGAAGGTGTATTTTTTTCAGGTAGTTTTTGTTCTATTTTTTGGTTAAAAAAGAGAAATATTATGCCTGGTTTATGTTCATCTAATGAATTAATTGCTAGAGATGAAGGAATGCATACTAATTTTGCTGTATTATTATATTCAATGATAGAAAATAAATTATCTGAAACTGAAATACATCAAATGTTTAGTGAAGCTGTTGATATTGAAATTAAATTTATATGTGAAAGTTTACCTTGTTCATTATTAGGTATGAATTCTGATTTAATGACAGAATATGTTAAATACGTAGCAGATAGACTATTAGTAGAATTAAATTATTCTAAATTATTTAATTCAAAAAATCCATTTGATTTTATGGAAAGTATATCTGTAGAAGGAAAAACAAACTTTTTTGAATTTAGACCAACGCAATATCAAAAAGCATCTGTTTTAAATAAATCTAAAAATAATATTTTTGATTTATCTAATGATTTCTAATTTATTTTAATAAATATTATTCTATAATATTATAATATGAGTTTTCATAATAATAAACCTCATTTAGTTGAACCTAAAATAGTTAAATATTATAGTGATAAAATTATGCAAAATAAATTAAAATCAATAAATAATGATTATTATAAAAAATATTTAGATATTATTATTAATTATTTTAAAAGTAATTATATCTGGATCAGTATTAGTATTATTATAATAGTATTATTATATGTCAGATATAAAGATGTATCTAATAAAAAAAAAAATATTAAATTTTTAATCAATAAATATAGTGATGATTAATATATATTTAAAGATATTTATATTTTATAATAATATTATGAGTGATATTATTATAGAGTATGATAATTTTTTAGTCGAACTAGAAAAAATATTTCCAAATGAAATATCAATATCTAAAATTAAAAATTTAGATGATCAAGATAAATTTAATAGATGTTATAATTTTAATAAAAATATAAATGATAATTTTGATTTATTTTTAAATAAAAAAATAAAAGTTTTTTCTCACAAAAATGAAACTACGCAACAAATATCAGAAAGTTTATTTGGTCTAGAATTAGCATTAAAAGATTTACTCAATACACAAACAGATGATATAAAAAGATTTATATGGTTACAATTACATAAACTATATTTAATTATTGAAAAATCAAAATCTGATGATGAACAAAATATCAATAATATTAATAATTTGGAAAAAAATTTAAAATTTGATAAAGATGATGCTAGACAAACTCTTTATAAAGTTTTAGGTGAAAATATAAATGATAATACTAATGAAATGATAGATGATATTATTATTTCATTTGATGATATGTTATCTAGTAATTTAGATAATCCATTCTCACATATTATTAATATAAGCCAAAAAATATCATCCAAATATTCCAATAAAATTAATAATGGCGATATTGAAATAAATAAATTATTAGAATCATTATTGAAAAAAATTCCTGGTATGGATAAAACATTTTCTAATTTAACAGAAAGTTTAAGTAACTTAAGTTTTAGTAATCAAGAAGTTAAAGAAAAAATAATTATTGATGAAAATTTTTCTACTGCTAATGTAAATATTGGTAATATTGAAGAAAATAATAATAATTTTAAGATCGGTAATATATTAAAAATGGCTGATCAAATTGGTATTATTCCTGGTAATAAATCATCAAGCATCGAAAATATACCCAATATGCAAAATATTCCTGATATGCAAAATATTCCTGATATGCAAAATATATTATCCGGAATTTTAGGTAATAATAAAATACCTGATTTTAGTAAAATGATGAATATTATGCAAAAAATGAATAATTCTAACAATGGAAATATTAATGAAATTAAAAATGAAATGGATTCATTTATGGAAAATGAATTAGGTGTTGATATAAAAGAATTAAATGAAAAATTAGGTTTATAAAAATAATTTATCTTCGATAAATTATTTTATAAATTTTAATTAGTGTATTTAAAAATAATTTTTGTGAGTAATAATTATTTTATTAATAAATATACCCATTTTTTATGAAAGTTATCACAAATTTCATAAAAAATGAAAAATTATTATTAGCAAATAATATATAAATTTATTAAATATTATTTTTTAAATATACAAAATAAATTTTTAATAATTTTCATAAAAATAATATTTATATGGATAAACAGTATTTTTGATAATTTTCATAAATATGATTGTATTAATAATTTTTATAAAAATGGATAAATAATTTTCTAGGTATTAATATAATATGTTAAATAAATATATTAAATATAAAAAAAAATATTTATACTTGAAAAATAAAATAGGTGGACATCTTGATAATGAAAATAAAACATCAATATCACGAGATCTTGTCACAGATTCTGTTCCTGGTCCAGTACATGTTGATCCTGCAACAGTACCTGTTGCAGATACTGCATCAGTACATGTTGCAGATCATGTTGCAGTTCCTGTTGCAGATCCTGTTCCAGTACCTGCACCAGTACCTGTAGTATCAGATGAAGTAACTGATATAGTACGTGATCCATCTTCCCTTAGCAGTAGTAATCCATTAATAAAAAAAAAATTTATATTAACATGTGGTCCTACTGGAAGTGGTAAATCTAGTGTTAAAAAAATAATGGAATCAGAATTTTCAATATCTGATATAAAAGAAATATTAATTGATGATTTAATTGAGCAAGATAATCAATATACAGATCAATTAGCTGTGATAAAAGAAAATAATAAACAAGATTTGGATGTAATAATAAAAGATTTAGAAAAAATAACAAAAGATGATAGACAAGATGTAGATAATATGATAGAAAATAAGAAAGATATTTTAACGTCTATAATTAACAAATATACAGACTCATATTTTGATATACGTAAAGATGGTTGTAAAGAACAATGTAAAGGTATAGATTTGAATCAAGAATTTAGAGAATGTAAAATCATATTTAATGAAGAACCAAGTAAATGTAATTGTAATGTAATTAATGATATAAATTTATGTAAATCTTTAAAAAATCATGAGCATATAATATTTGAGTCTACATGTAATAAATCTATGGAATGGATAATAAAAATATTAACAAGTAAAGATTACATTAACAAATATGAATTAATAATAGTTCATGTTTTTGTCAATATAAATACAATAAAACATAGAATAATTAAGCGGTTTTTAGATAAATATAAAAATGGAAATCCTCGATTACCTAATTTTATGATAATTGATTCAATATATGATGAAATAATTAAAAATATGATAAATTTACACTCAAATTGTAAGGCACAAAACTATCAAATGTATATCTTAAATAATAATAATCATGTACCTGATGCTACCAGTGATTTAGTTAACGTCACTGAATTATCAACTGAAGAAGTTAAACAAAAGATAATAGAGTTTACTGGAATGACGGTCGACTAATTAAAATAAATGTAATTATTATATAAATGAACTACGAATAAAATACTCATTATTTAAAAATTAAATAATTTATTACCTTTAATTGGTTTTTTTCCATTAAAATTAAATTAATTTAAAAAAAATATAATTTGCTGATAGTTCCTACATTAGATTAATATTTATTTTATTTAGAATGACAGAAAATTAAAAATTTCCTATCTTTAGATTGTGATAAATTGAAGATTTATCACAATCGTATATTTAAATATAATATTTAATAAATTTATATGTTATAATGATTTATTAAAAAATATTTATATTTAATGAGCATAAAAAAAATATTTTTTAATAATTTTCACAAAAATATATCTTTCATTATTTTAGCACGATGAATAAATCCTTTAGATATTTGTAAATAATAGGGTTCGATGAAAAATCTTCGATTTTTTTATCTAAAGATGTTATTTTTATGAAAATTATTAAAAATTTCATAAAAAATATTAATCAAATATAAATATTTATTTCTATGCTCATTAAATATACCTATTATTTAATAAATCATTATTACTTACAAAATTATATAAATTTATTAAATATTATTTTTAAATACATGTTTGTGATAAATTGAAGATTTATCACAATCTAAAGACAGAAAATCTTTGATTTTCTGTCGTTCTAAATAAAATTTTTAAAATGAATATAATAAAATAGGCATATATTTAACAAAGATAAATATTTTTTATGAAATTTTTAATAATTTTCATGAAAATGAGTGTATTATAACTGAAATCTAAATAATGATAAATAATAAATCAAAGATTTATTATTTATAAGACAAAAAATTTTTAATTTTTTGTTGAACCTGGAAAATTTTGTATATTAGTTGAATTAATTAGTTATAAAATAAGAGATTTTCTAATGAATCTATAAATTATTATAATACACCTATTTTTATGAAAATTATTAATAATTTTTTATATGCACATTAAATCTATTTTTAAATAAAATACTTATTACTCGCACAAATTATATACATTTATTAAATGCATAATTGCGATAAATTGAAGATTTATCGCAATCTTAAGGCAGAAAATCTTTAATTTTTATAAAAATAAATGTATTCTTTTATATTTTTTTCTAATTGCATCCATTTTTATATTATACATTAAACCTTATTGCATGATAATCCATCAATTAAAATATAAAAAATATATTTTAAATATACATCTATAGGATTAAAGATAGAAAATCTTTGATATGTTTATTTATTATGAATTTTAAAATGCGTGTATAAATTTTAATAAGTTCAAAACATTATTTTTTATTAAATTTAATAAAAATTATTTCTAATATTAAGTTTTTTAATTTTATTAATTAATTTTTGGTTGTCTATTACATAAATATAATCCATAGTTAATGTGTAATTAATTAAAAGTAATATAATAAATAACATGTTATATTCTTTCATTTTAAATATATCATAATTATAAATTATTAAAATTGAATACATATAAACAATTTTAAATATAGTATTATTAAATAATTTATATATATAAATATTTAAATTATATTGATTAATAAATATTGCATACATAATTAAAATTATAATTATTAACATATAAATATAGTGAGATTTTAAATTTCAGAAATTATTATCTAATATAAAACAATATGATAAATTATTGTTCTATAGAGGATGCATGGGGTCATAATATAAGCAAACAATATAAAGATTATATGTCAAATACACGTAGTGATAAACATATTGTAGAAAATTTTGAATCTGATAATTTATCAGAATGTGATAAATTTATGCACCATTTTAAAAGTTGTGAAAAATGTCAAGATAAATTAAGAAAATTACTTCAACCTAAATTATTAAATAGTATAAAAAAATTTATTGATAATAATAATGATATTATAATTTTAATATTAATTGGTATTGCAATATTATTATTTTTTAATTTATTAAATAATTTAACTAAATAATCAATTATACACTTATTTTTTTGGAAACCATTTAATTAATAATATATTTGGATAGAAATATTCAATATCAAATCCATTTTTATTTAAATTATATTCTATATAATTTTTACATTCATCTACAGAATACATAGGCAATCCTACTAAAAATTCAGGTATAATGTACCATGTATAATATAAATTACCTGAACTAGCTATTGTGATTTTTTTCTCAACTCTTTTATATATTTTTTCAAAAGTTATATATTTTCTAGATTCGCGTTCTTGTTGATGTTTTATTAATTCATTTGCTTTGATCATTATAATATATTAGAAAAATATTTTAAAAATTGGTATAATTAGTATATAAATGATATATGATACATTATGTTTAAGTGGTGGGGGAATTTTAGGGTTAGCTTTTATTGGTGCTTTAGAATATTTAGAAAAAGTAAATAAAATTAAAATGTGTAATATAAATACATATTTTGGTACTTCAGCAGGTGCAATAACTGCATTTTTATTTTCTTTAAACTATACCATTAATGACATTAAAGATTTTATTATTAATTTTAATTTTAAAATTTTAGTTCCTGAATTAGATATTGATTTATTATTTAATAATAATGGTATCGATAATGCTGAAAAATTAACATTAATTTTTAAGCATTTTCTTAAAAATAAATATCAAGTTGATGATATGACATTTTATGAACATCATAAATTAACAAAAAAAAAATTAAATATTATTGGTTGTAATTATACTCTTAGTCAAGAAGAAATATTTAATTATATTAATACACCAGATATGTCTATTATTTTAGCTGTAAGAATTTCAATGTCAGTACCTCTATTTTTTACCCCAGTATTATATAATAATTATTAT